GTTTTAAATTAGCGCCCTCGGTTCTTTTAAAAAATCTACGTCCTTCTGGCGTCAAACCACCAGTAGGGCTTTTGTGTTCGCTACGCATCTTTAGGCTTCAGCTTCTCTCGGAGCATACTTTCGTTTAAGGACTTAAGGCGCTGCTTGTTAATAGCATTTGCGGAGAGAGAAACCCAAGCTTCGTTCTTCTCGGTTGTAGGATCATCCCCAATAAAAGAACCGTCCTCATCCCTAGCTCTTACCTTCTTGCCGCTAAGATACTTAGGGGCTTTGCTCTTCTCTTCAGCCATAACTCTTCTCCTATCTACCAACCATATCTTTTACTAATCGTACCTTGTGGCTGCCCATGTCTATTGTAGGATTGCCGGCGTTTCCGCCACCGCCACCACGACCAGCTTTAGCAGCACCCTTGCTCTTTCTACCAGTAGAGGCGTTTCTATTCTGACCGCTTTCTCCCGTAACCTTATTAGTAGTGCCGCCACGGTTGCTGTTCTTGTCACCCTTTATGCTCTGTAAGTAACCTCTTAAAAGAGTTTTGACCTGACGGATAACAGACTTCTTCTTTTTAATGTCGTCCGCGTTCGTAGAAGGTTGAGGCCCGTCGTCTCCAAAAGTCATGGTGCGTTTATTGCCTCTACCGCTTAACTTACTAATGTCTTTCTGCTCACTAACAATCACGCTCTTGAGAAAGCTAATAGCCCTTTTAGGATTGTCTGCGTATTTCTTAGAAGACAGGTCTTCCTTTATTGCGTCCATCGATTCCATGACATTCTCCTTTAACCAAACCCTATACTAGAAAAAATATAACTGGCAAACCTTTTTCCAGAATAATGTGAGCTGTAGACTATTACAGTAACATACTACCATAGTTTTTGCCCCTACCCCCCTCTATCATGTGACACACCAGAAACGATCTACCCTAGATCAATGCTCACTCGTATATCGCCAGCTACCTGTACCTGTGACCTATCTATCGGCTTGTACCCTGCGCGATCCAGTAGATCCTTGCTTGCTTCTAGCTGTACATACTCAGACTTCGCACCAACTGCTAACCTTCTGACAGTACCAGCGGCTAGTGTAGCACTCAATCCGAACTCCTCATTCATCCTCTGCATCATGTACTGCTGCACGTGTGCAAGCTTCAAGGCCTTGCTTGCAGTCACTCTTCCAGATTCGCCAGCAGCATACCCTGCCAGATCTGCGGCCTTACCTATCGTGCAACCATTTGCTACGAGGGTGTCTACTAACGCCGTCTGTTTTGTAGTTAGCTTTCTCTGCATTGGAACATTCATTTATTCATACCTTCCATATATCCTATTGCTTGCCCCCCTCACCCTCTCTCCCCCCAGATAGCACAATCTGATACTTGCTTGTCAATCCATGACGTTGCGTCACACTACTCAGAAAGGTATCATAGTACCTCTTCTGACCATTGACAGACTATAACAGACTACACACAGATTGCTCCCAACTTCACCTTTACAAGTGTATCTCACTCAGCACTAGGATTCCTTAATCAAGGTAACCACCATCCCGTCTTGTCTGCATATCACCCGCAGCCAACAGTTCGCAAGGCGGCCAAGAGGCCGTTCTTCCTTGCTAACTGCAAGCGCCCAGAGGGCATTGGCTGGAGTGCTATTGGCCTTCACCGAGAGGGCGGTTCCCTCGATTTGATAAGGAATCCTAGAGATGATTAAGATAAGCACACTTGCAAAGATGAAGTTGGAAGTAATCAACTATCATACTACAGACAGACCATCTATTGATGGCCCAGTAGTTAACGCTGCTTTCCTCACCAAGTTAGGAACAGATGCTTGCTACACATCTAACAACGGCTTGACGTTCAAGAAGAAGCAGCTTGCTGATTCACTTGCAGAATACGATCAAGCCTTTGAAGATAAGAACACATACGCTATTGAGCGCACTGAGAAGTGGATCAATACCCTTCAGCCAGAGCTTGCAGAACTTCAAGCTCGCCACGATGCAGACTGTGAAGTCTACGCAGCACTTACTGGCGGTGAAGTTTGGCAGCCTAAGAAGAAGCCAGCAACTACAATCACCAAGGCAGCTAACTTCACTGAACTCAGAAAGCAGGTGGCGTAAGTCACCTCAAAGAGAGAGCTTCGGCTCTCTCTTCTACTTGTTAGTTTAACAAGGAGCTTCGGCTTCTTCTTTAACTAAGGAGGTTAACATGGACTACGAAGACATCATCATACTCATCGGTTGGATTATGATTTGTTCAGCAGGTGTTGGGTTCGCAATACTCGGACACTAAGAAACTAAAACGAAATCAAAAAGGAAATCAAAATGGAACCAGAAATAGAATACGATTCTCAAATGCTAATAGCTATGGCAGATAGAATCTTTAATGATCTGTCATTCATGCTCATACCTTCTCAACGAAATGAAATGACTGTTGCTTTAACAGTTGCATACAAGCAGGGCAAAGCTGCTGGTTTACAAGAAGCAATCGAACTCATTCGTGGAGCATGACGCAACGTAACTATTAAAGTGACGTAGGGTAACTTAATCCATAACGCTACGTCACACCCATTGCATTCATACTTTAAATAAAGTTTTGTTAACCAAAACAGGAGAGAACTATGGCAATCAAAGAGCTAATCTTACATGGCGTTACTTCAATAGAAGCAAAACTGCCTAGTACTAATGATACTTTTAATAACAGACGCATACGATTCGAGATGGATGATGGTACTAGCTTTACTGTTATCGCATTTGCAGAGCATCGAGAAAACTTAAGATTAAATATGGATTATCCATCAGCATTTAAAGGAGAGAAATAATGCTAGACTTCCAATCAAATGATTACAACTTCCCTATCGAAACACAGCCCGTGTTTACCCAAGACGGTGACGTTATACCAGATCATCAGTGCATCATACGCACAGACACAGGCAAATCTATGGGCTTACATGGCTCACGATACAAAGCTATACCGCATGACGATGTAGTTAACTCTATCTTAGATAGCGTCAAAGCATCTGACCTGTCTTCAGATTACGAACTTAATGTTGACGTAATGGAAGATGGTCGCAAGCTTAGAGGCGAGATCTTATTTAAAGATTTAGTACAAGAACCAGCAGTCGGTGACTACGTTCAGTTCAGAGTCAGCTTCTTTAATAGTTATGATGGTTCATGGTCATTCGCTCAACAAGCCAATGGTCTTAGACTGTGGTGCCTCAATGGCTGCACAAGCCCAGATGTAATAGCTAGGTCTAGGTTCAAGCACACAACATCCCTTAACGTAGACGGCAGCGCAGCCAAGATAATCACAGGCGCTCAAATGTTTATGACTAAAGCAGAGGAATGGCAGGGCTTCATGAAGGTACGCATTAACAGCGACCAAGTAGAGCAGTTCTTTCGCTCGACCTTATGCAAGGTAACAACCAAGCAGAAGCAAGTCACCAAGACAAATGAGAAACAACTAGAGAATCTTATCTCAGGTTGGCAAGAAGAAAGCGCAACGCTAGGCCACAACAAGTGGGCATTGTACAACTGCTTAACAGCATGGGCCACACACACAGAACATTTACGCTCACCTCAAGTAACAAGGTACAATCGTGAATCTCTGATTAGCTCAGCCATGAACCATAATCTATGGAACGCAATGAACTCGGAGGTAGTAATGTGAGAGCTTTAATTTATGGAAGTGTGTACAAATCAAGAAGCTCTTGGTGGTACACAACAACAAGAGATGGCAGTGACTTATGTCTCTCATCAAAATTCAAAACAAAATCGATGGCAAAGAAACACGCTCAATCAAAGTTAGAAGAAAACAGTATAGATTTCTTATACGTTTATGCATCTAACGATAAGCTAGAGGTAAGATTATGAATCATCCAATCATAGAAGAAGGCATCGCAATACCGCCAGATGGGAGAGCTAGGTCTGGTATAAACAGAGACACACTAGAAGCTATGGACATAGGAGATAGTGTTGAAGGTAACTATATTCTTATCCAAGGTCTTGCATCACAAGCTAAGACAATGGGTTTAAAAGTAACAACTAGAAAAGTGTCAAGTAATACACGCCGTATCTGGAGGATAGAATGATACAAACAACAGTCACAACAGACAACCTTGCTGGCATAATAGGTAAGTATATGCCTTGGCCCCAGCAACTAGAGGAGGTAGCGGATCAGCTTGAGAAACTTAATCCAAGGTTTAATCGCAAGCGTTTCGTTGCTCTTGGTACAGCTGCATGGGAAAAGAACTTCCCAAAACCAGAGGATCTTGATGATGAAATCCCGTATTAAACCTACAGAAATAACAACCAATGAATGGGATGAAAGCTTAATTAAAGTAAACTTAGATTCAGATGTATCTAAACAAAATAAAGAAATAATCTTATCTATAGCTAGAGAAATAGTAGATTCACACAATATAGATTCATACTTTGATATAGAATTATCTATTGTATTGTTAGATACAAACAAAGAAAATGATGTTGAGCTTACTGATTACAGAGAAGTCCATGGAACATAAAGTTGAATGTAAGAAATGTGACGGCAATGGATACATAAGCTGGGAAGTAATAATGCCTCAAGGTTTCACTAGGGACATAGGATATCCAGACAGTGAGACTGCTGAGTGTAGAGATTGTGCTGGATACGGATGGATACCATCTCACCTAGTTGTTGACACTGAGGATTAGATTGCTGCATTAGTGCAGCATGAAATCATATTTACAACAGCTTCAAAAGCAAGCCAAAGAATATAACATACCTTTGATTAAAGCTTTTGGTAGAGCGTATCTTCCGTCTTCTACTTACTATAGAACAGTGCAGGGTAAGACAGATATGAGATATGAAACAGCCATAAAGGTACATCATGTCCTTGAAGAATTACACTTACTTCAGAAAACCCGTGACGATCCCACAAGATTACGAGGTCATGGTACAGATGCTAATAGACGCAAGGTTTACCCAAGGTCTAAGTCAAGAATCATTGGCACATAAGATAGGCTGCACTGTATCCATCGTACACAAATGGGAGACTCACAAAAGAATACCATCAGGATTTCTATTGTTCTGCTGGTTGGAGGCATTAGGATATGAACTCACGGTCACGGCTAGGTAGAGTTGCTACTTGTATAGCTTGTAAAGAAAAGACACATTACTATGTGGCTGTACTTAAAAATTACGGAGGTTCAACAGCACCTCACTGGTTTGTCTGCTTCAACTGTTACCAACAAGACAAGTGGCAACAAGCAGTGGACGACAAGGCATACAAGAAAAGTATTCAGCCTAGAAAACCACGCACATACAAAAGAAAACCAACAATCAAACCAACTAAAAACGTGTGGGATAAAACCCTGCCAACAAAAAAGGAGCCAATCAAATGGTAGTCTATGGTATAGATCCGGGATTCACAGGTGCTGTCAGTATATACTATACACAGACAGGCAAGCTTGAGTGTTACGATATACCAACATTCAAAAGCCCCAAGGGTAAAACTTTAATTAATCTCCATGCACTGCTCGACATATTCAGCCATCCAGAAGATGAATCATCTCTTGCAGTAATCGAACGTGTCTCGGCTATGCCGGGGCAAGGTGTCAGTAGTACCTTCCGCTTTGGTCAAGGCTACGGACAAATAGAAATGGCTATTGCAGCTTGTAAGATGGCTGTTCAATACGTCAGCCCTGCCGTGTGGAAGAAGCACTTCGGATTAAACAGGGACAAAGGTGTTAGTCGTTCGCTAGTGACGCAACGTCTTCCACAATATGCCGACCTGTTTGCTAGAGTAAAAGATGATGGACGAGCAGAAGCCACACTGATTGCTCTCTATGCAACAGAAAAACTTATCTAAGGAGAGAACCATGAGTACCCAAATGAAACAAATCAAAGCTCATCTTGAAATGGGCTACCGCAT